ACTCTATATAGGTTTTACACCTATATAGAGTTCCATTGACTAGTTATTGTCCGCTTAGCACCGGACCATGCTTTTCTTTATTTTATTGTATACTTTTAATTTTGAATTGGTATAATAGTCTCCACTTTGGTTACTTTTTGTGCCCAATTTGGAATTTCTATTCAATTCTCGAAGAGGTTCACCCCTTTTTGAATTTTAAGTTTTTAGTGTCGATTAGCACCTTAGTATTAGGTCTTTTTGCCCTAATACTAATGAGTTGCTTACCTAACATTACGTTATTTAATTATGCCGTAATGCTGCTTATGTATACACTATTTATATTTTATCTCGTTGATAGAGAACTATCATTTAGACAAAAGGTTTGCTAAACCTTTAATCGTCGTAAAGGCGCAGTTATTATATTTTCTGTTAAAAATATTAACCACTTTTAAATTGCTTTGATGGTAAATTTATACTCGATTAAAATCGGGAGTATATTACCCATGCTTAGCTTACAATTTACGATTCCATTTAAGATGGGAATTTGATTGTAATGATTTAGACTTGGCATTTTATTTGTCGGAGAAATCCCCCCAGATAATTGAACTCCATTTATGATAAATGCACTCACAGAAGATGAGTCAAGCGCATTTTAGATGTACGAGAGTAAATTATTTGGACGAAACGGTTTTCTGACTCTTAATTAAAACATTTATTGTTTGTTATAGGTCCCAATATTATTATTAGTACCCTTAGTTTCAGCACGTACCAGCGTGTAGGGAGTTGCATATCCCGTGATTTATATAAGGCCCTGCTAATAATATGAGGCATTTAGATTGATAATTCCAACTTTTTATTTGTTTTCGTGATTGTTATTGATTAGCTTTTACAGCTACCGATATTTACCCTTTTCTTTTTTACAATGTTTAATTACAACTTATCAGGAGAAACAATCACAAACGCAACACAAGGGTTCTGGTTATTACTTTCATTAGTAGTAACTTCAGTAGTATATTTTATTATATACAAAAATTTGAAATCTTTGCATTCTCAATCTGGGAAAGCAGAGAGGATTGCACATTATGAATCGAAGAAGAAGAATAGTAAAAACGCCCAAAAGCGCAAAGCTATTTCTACTAAACGACGATTTGATTATATAGAGGAATGCAAAAAACATTCCGCAAAGAACGACAACAGGAAGAAAGAATCCACCAAGATTCTTTACGCTTCACAGTCAGGAATTTGTACAACTTTTGGTTTACCCGAAGTTCATAAGGCAAGTTCTATGTATGAAGAAGTTAAATTTCCTTTTAATAGATTTAGAGATTATTTTTATAGTTTCTCAGAATGTACAGATGATGCTGACATGGATGAGGAAGATAAGGAAAAATTTCGCAATTATTTTAAGGAGTTGAAATCATGGTTGCTTAAGCTATATAATTTTATTATGTCTAATTTAAAATTAGATCTTGATAAATATTATGCAATCTTTGGTTACATGGCAAAGTGCAAATTAACAGTACAATTTTGTCTTATTTTAGATATGTTGACTTCTTTAGAACTTATAGAGAATTTTACTATAGATTTTAAAGGATTTAAGTTATATGCACCAAACCATTTAGGAAAGAAAACAAAACCGTTTGATTTATTAAACGCGTGTGTTAAATTTTGTTCTATGTTTGTAGCTGCTTGCCGTAACGTACCTTCGAAAGGTTTTAAAGCCTTTTATGAGGATGCCATTAACGGCGTATTTGAAGATGATTATACCTATGTGGTTTCACAATGGGTATTGATCGAAACAGGCAAAATGCACGAACAAGGAGATATTAAAGAATTTGATATGCGGTTACAGAGAGCAATTGATGTAGCCAGAGAGCATATTAATGCAAACTTTGAGAAAGGATATTATACACCTAAACTCAGAGAATTATGTAAATTGCAGACTTCGAGGACAGCATCACAGAAAGATTTTATTAGGGTAAAACCTTATGGAATTCTTCTTTTTGGTGGTTCTTCAGTTGGCAAATCTTCTATTGCAAATGCTATTACACGTTATGTATTAAAGGTTAATAATTTTCCTTCATCAGCAAATTCAGTAATTGTTCTGAATGAGACTGACAAGTTTCAATCAGAATTTCGAACACACCACACAGGTGTAATTTTGGACGATTTGTGCAATAGCACAGTAGAGACCACCGATGGCAATCCGCTATTGAAGGTTATTCAATTCATAAATAATTCACCGCAAGCGGCGTTAAACCCGAATGCAGAATTAAAAGGAAATGTGATGATAGAGCCGAGGGTAGTGTTAGCTACAACAAATGTAAAAGATTTGAATGCTAAACATTATTCCAATGAACCTTTATCAGTCGCAAGACGTTTTGATATTACTGTTACACAGACAGTTCATCCAGATTTTCAATTACCGGATTCAGAGATGCTTGATACTGCAAAAGTATTCGATGCTTTTAATGGTCAATTGTATCCTGATTTCGCATTATTTACGTTAGAAAGACCAATCTTACATTCCGGCAATATTAGTTCGGGTAAGAATAAGGTTGCGCGCGTAACTTACGTTCCCATTAAATTTGAGGGACGTGAAATGCGTGACGTAGACATATACACTTTTATGAAATATTTGAAGTACGCTACAGCTAAACACTTTAGTGAACAGAAAAATTTTGTTAAAACACAACGTGATAATGTTGAAATCGATTTGGATGCTGAAGGATTTCCAGTTGGCATGAAAAGGAGAGATGAGATTTTAGAATCAGAATTTGGCCTTTTTGATACCATTTTGGAAAAATATTATTTATTAGAAGACTTGATTTTAAGAAAATTGAGCGAATTTGTTTTTATGGTTATGAATACTAACATGTTTTATAACTGGATTATGGCAAGATATTATAAGTATAAAACTTTGTATTTGTTTACATTGTTTACAACATTATATATTATTAAAATGATTACATTGTATGTTTTCATTGTTTTTGTGCTATTATTACCAGTTATTAAATGGTTATTTTATAAGTCAATTTGTTATTTCGTTAAATACAAAATTCGGAAAATAAAGAAACCGAGTCAATATTTGAAGGAAATGACATTGTTGCAAAGAGCAAGATTAATTACTTTGATTGGTGGTGTAACAACCATGGTTTTTGTTGGATCAGTTCTTAAATTTATTTATAAACTGTTGAAGTCAGAAGCTGCAGAACTCATCAAACCACAAGTAGATGAGATTCCATCACGTAAGGAAGTTAATGCATCTGAATTTTGGGATGAACATGAACGCTACAAACGTTTTAGTTTTAACCCCAGAATAGAAGGTACAGCACGCTCTACAACACCAGACCAATTAGTTGGTTTGATTAGTCGAAGGATTATGATGATTCATATTAAGATGAAGACAGGTACAACACGATTTTGTAATTGTTTACCTATTCGAGGAAATATGATGTTGTTGCCTTCACACATAGTCCCAGACTATTGTGCGGAAGCACTTATTACTAAACCAGGAGCTAATCCCAAAAATGTTACCATTTCCATGAAATCTTGTTATAGGATTCCAGGAACGGATTTGTGTGTGTGGTATGTTCCAGAATTAGGAGATCAAAGAGATTTGACCGCTTATTTTCCGGATAATATTTCACATGGCAAACAAATAGTTGGAGACATGGTTTATAATGACCAAGGTGAAATTAAATATTACCGAAAGTTGTTGGGAACCCGAGGAGTCAGTAGAACGACTTTAGGAGGTTCTTTTGAATCATTATCCTACTATTTTCCAGACAAAACTTTTCAAGGTTTATGTATGGCGACATTTGTTGGCCGAGATAATAGGGAAATGCCTTTCATTGGCGGATTCCATTTAGGAGGAAGAAATTGTACAGCAGCCGCTGGTTTTATTACTAGGGGCCAAGTTTTAACAGCAATTGATAAGATTGCTTTAAGGCCATCAGTTTTACCTTCACATGCCGGACAATCATTTGATACCGTAATTGGAGATATTGAGATTGGACCATTAAATGAACCGCATGAGTTATGTGTTACAAGAAATTTGGAACATGATGCTCGATGCGTCGTATATGGTGCTCACAATAGACCAGGATCAACACCACAGTCTGAAGTTGTAGTATCTTCCATTTCAAGGAAAGTACATGAACATTTAGGCTTGGAAAGGATGCATGATAAACCTCATTTAATGAGAGATATTATGCACAAGGAAGCAGATATTGAGAATAAAACTCATACTGCATTTAGGTTTGATCCAGAATTAATTGATAAAGCCGTAGTTGATTATGAAACCACACTAAACAAAAATTTAGGAGGTAAATTACATCAATTAGGCAAATTAAGTGATGATGTTGTTTTGGCAGGATTAGATGGTGCCACAGGAATCAATGCAATGAATTTTGCAACAGCCTGTGGGTTTCCAATGTCAGGTCCCAAGACAAAACTTGTTAGTAAGTCTTCTAGGGAGGTTGAAGGAATTTCATGCCCTAGGGATATAGACCCCAAAGTTTTGGAGGAGGTTAAGAAACTCGAAGAAACTTTGTTGAAAGGAAATAGAATCAATACCGTATTTAAGGCTTCATTAAAAGACGAACCCACGAAAATTGGGAAAAAGAAAGTACGTGTTTTTGCTGGTAGTAATATTTATTTTATCATTTTGGTAAGAAAATATTTTTTAACTATTTCAGCTTTAATGCAGAAGAATAAGGAAGTTTTTGAATGTGCAGTTGGTTTAAATGTAGAATCACCTGAATGGACTTCAATGATGAAACATGTGTACAAGCATGGAGTAAATAGAGTTGTCGCAGGAGATTATAAATCTTTTGATGGACGTATGTCACCAAGATTTATGTTAGCGAGTTTTAAAATTTTAATTAATTTAGCAGAACGTAGTGGACATTATGATGCGGATGATTTGATGATTATGCGCGGAATTGCCACAGAAATATGCTCGCCAACATATGATTATTTTGGGACATTAGTACAGTTTTATGGATCTAATCCTTCGGGACATCCATTGACTGTTGTTACTAATTCATTAGTTAATAGTTTGTATATGCGTTATGTATATTACAAAATTGCACAAGAAGAAAAATGGTGGAAAGTACCAGTATTTTCAGAAGTTGTTGCATTATTGACATATGGAGATGATAATATTATGTCCGTTAAAGAAGGATATGATTCATATAATCATACCAATATTGCTCGTGTTTTAGCCGAAAGTGACATCACTTATACTATGGCAGACAAAGAAGCTGAATCTGTACCATTTATACATGGTTCAGAAGCAGGTTTTTTGAAACACAATGCAGTTTGGGACGATGAATTGCAATTATATCGTGCTGAGATTGATGAATCTTCAATTTCCAAAATGTTACATGCACATGGACGTTCTCAAATTTCAGAGGAGTTACATGCTGCATGCACAATTAGAGATGCGCTTGATAAGTATGCACATTTTGGACGCGAGAAATACGTGGAAAGATGTGAGCAACTTAAACAAGTGGCAGAAGAATGTAATCTCATAGGACTTGTAGGATCATTCCCAACATATAGGGAACAGATTCTTAAGTACTGTGCGAAGTACGAATGGGAAGAAAACCCATATCCTCCTTCGAAAGAAGAGTAGGATGAATATTTCACAATTTTGACATCGCGTTGGACACATGCGATTAAAACCAAAGAACCCAGGTGAGGTAGTTACGAATTCATAATTGGTATCTTCCAAACCAATTATGTATTACGAAAACTCATTTTGTCTTGAACTTCCCTCGTGAAGTACCGCTATTTAGTGGAATAATTTGAAATTATAAACAAGAGAAGCTCTGGCACAGATGTTATGATGCATACATTTGTGCTATTGTACATAAAATTGCATTACTAGTATTACACAACATCCAAGTGCATTGGATTTATCTATGCACAACGGGGAGTTCCAGTCCCCTTATACACTGGAAACGGCGTTGGTGCGTATTCACCAACTAGAACATGATGTCGCACGAAAGTACGGACATAATAGGAAACTTAAACGCAAAATGGCAGAGTTAAAGGCGGAGAATGAAAATCTTCGAAATTTAATTTTACCATCGCAATCCGCAACAATGAATGTTAGCATGGCTGATGATACTGCGAAAGCAGAAATTACAACTTTTGCCGACGAGTCTGCCGGTTGGAATACTACGGTACCAACCGCGCCAGACGCTACATTTAATTTAGCAAACAATAATGACAGCGATTTAGGTAACTTCTTATGCCGTCCTATTAATGTGGCAACATATCAATGGGATATCAATTCTCCGTTATTTGAGACATTGAATCCTTGGACAGCTTACTTAACTAATTCTTTTATTAGGGATAAGATTGCTAATTTTGAACTTTTACGCATGAATTTGCATATGAAAGTATTAATTAGTGGAACACCATTTCATTATGGCAGAGCTTTAGTATCATACAATCCCTTAAGTGGGTTTGATCAAGTCACGATAGAACGTGGTCTTGGTGCTGCTTTAGATGCCGATTTGGTCGGAGCTTCGCAGAAGCCCCATATTTTTCTTAACCCAACCTTGAATGCTGGTGGAGTTTTGGAAATTCCTTATTTTTATAAGGAGAATTACATTCCACTCACTCAAGGAGGTATTACGGACGGTTTAGGAGAAGTAGTATTTCGATCTTTTGGAAATTTGCGGCACACAGACGTAGGTAATCCAGTAACCATTAATGTATATTTATGGGCTACTGATGTTACACTAACAATGCCAACTTCTAAAGGATTGCCTGCTTTGACATCACAATCTGGAACAATGAATTCAGGTGATGAATATGGGCAAGGAATTATTTCTAAACCAGCATCCGCTGTTGCGAAAGCCGCAGGAATGTTAAAAAGCATACCACTTATAAGACCTTATGCTCGCGCTACAGAAATAGTGGCGAGTGGTGTAGGCGATGTGGCACGATTATTTGGTTATAGCAGACCAGCAGTCATTACAGATCCATCAATTATTAAACCAGTACCGTTGGGTAATGTTTGTAATGTGGATGCTGCAGATACTGTATATAAATTAACATTGGACTCTAAAAACGAAGTTACTGTGGACCCTAGGGTTACAGGCTTGGAAGGAAGAGACGAAATGGCAGTACTAGACTATGTTAAGAGGGAATCTTATTTGACAACTTTTAATTGGACTAGTGATTCTGCACCAGGAGATATGCTATTTAATTGTCGTGTGGCACCAGATTTGTTTAGATCTGTGTCTTACACTACACCAACACTTAGGCAGGAATTACACATGATTCCCGCGTGTCATATGGCGCAAATGTTTAAATATTGGCAAGGTTCCATGAAATTCAGATTTCAAATAGTGAAATCAGCTTATCATAAAGGACGGATGTTAGTACGTTATGACCCTCGTAGCTTAGGTGCTGCTGTGGATTATAACACTAACTATTCCCGAGTTATTGATATAGCCGAATCGGA